GCTGTTGAGCCATGGCTGTCATTTGTTGTAGTTGAACTAATTCATCTCTAAACTCTATTTCAAGTTGTTCTTGAGACATTAATGAAATGTGTTCAAAAATATTTTTTTCTAATGAAGCTAAAATCATAGGATTGTTTCTAGCGATGTTAGTTCCCATAAAATTTAAGTGAGAAGTTATATGAGCTCTGTGATCTTGTCCAGGGAATGCTTGATATGGTTTTCCACCTAAAGCATCAATATGTTCTAATGCCGGATCTTTTGGTTGAGGTGGCATCGGTCTTACTAATACTTGATCAATGTTTTTAACTCCTAGTGCTTCATACATATTTCTATAAATATTATACATGTTATGCATTTGTGGATTTGAAGTTGCCAGCTGCAATTCCGTTTGCGCTAGTGATATACGCTGTGTTTGAGAGAAAATGTTGGGGTCGGCAACTGGCAATATATCTACTCTATCATCAAAGTCCTGTTGTTTAATCATTCTTTGACCCCCAACTACATCATACGGATATTCTTGTGGTAGATATAACTTAAATACTCTAGCTAAAATTTTAAATTCATTTTTTAAAGCTGAGTAAATTCTTTTGTGGATCGCAGACATAGTTCTGCTGCCTCTTTCAAGAAGTGCAACTGTTGTTCCAACTGCTGCTTGTTGATTGCCATCACCAACTTGTAGATCTGCAATGCTTGCGAATCTTTGACCTGCAGTAACTACAACTCCCATTAACTGTAATAAAGTTTGACTTGGTTCTTTGAACGGTAACATCATAAATGAATCTTTTAAATTTCCTCCAGGTGCATCTACATCTCTAAACTCACCAGGTTGAATTGATTGAGCATCATCTCTAATTCTGATACCTCTCATTTTAAATCCAGCTGGTAAATTAGATAAAGTTCCTGCATCTAACAATTGTCTTAATGCTGAAGTTGCAGTTCTTGATAATCCACCAATCATGTGAATTAAACCAAAACCATAAAAACCTAAACCAGGTAAAAATTTAAAATGTACAAAATAGTCAACTTTCTTTTTCAACGGATCATCTACTTCATAGTTACGTCTTATAGATAAAACTCCTCTAGAAGATTCTTCTATAGTTACAATGTAGGGAATTTTAATTCCTGAGGGCTCACCAGTCTCTTCATTTATATCTTCAAAACCTTCTAAATCTAAATCAATATGACATTCTAATAATGTATAAACATCTTCATTGCCTGTCTTAGAAGTTCCTTCTAATTCTCTCTCTTTTTTCTCAACTTCAGTTTCATTGTCTTGAGGTTTACTTAATTCAACATCTAAATAAAATCCTGAAACTTGTTGTTTTCTTAAATCATTTTCTGAAACTTTAACACGGTGAATAATTGCTTCTGCATCATCTAATGATGTAGCTGTGTATGGCACAATTAAATCTTCTGCTGGAACAAATTTAGAAACTGCTCTTCCTAATAAATCATCATAGTAAATTTTTTTAAAAGCAGAACCTGCAAGTGGCAAATTAAATAACATTTGATCAAACTCAGGTTCGTACTCTTTCATCTTTTCCATTAACTCGTAGTTCATGAAATCTTTAACCCGTTCAGCTTGTTGAGTTTTTTGTTCACTAGGTATTCCCATCACTTGAGTTCTAATAGGTCCATCTGCTGGTAATAATTCTTTATAAGCTAATGCTTGAAATTGAGTAACGGCTTCAGCTAGTACGGGGTGAGTTGCACCACTTGCACCACTGAAAGGTTCAGTTCTATTATTATATTTAAAACCTAATAAGTCTAAACCATTAGTATAAGTTTTTTCCCATTCTTTTCTTGAAGAATTATAATCTAAATATTTTTGAGCAAGATCAGAACCAATACGTCCTAAAATATCATCAGGTAAAAATTCTGCTAAGTTTGAATAATGTTCGTCACCACCTTCAGGAGATGCTGCTTGTGGATCTAGATTAATATCAACAGAACCATCTTCGTTCTCTTGTATCTCTACTGGCTCAGGTGATTCTTCTTCTAGTGAAACTTCTTCCGCTAAAGTTTCTTGAAGTTCTTCTTCACCCGGTAGTTCGATTTCTTTTCTGACTTCGTTTGGAAGTGCTTTGTCTATATCTGCCATTATTTATTTTCTCCGTAAGTTCTACTTCTTTAACACCATTATAGTTTAAATTCAAGCCCTGAGGCATGGGGCCGGATTCCGGTGGAATAGTTCTTGTTAATCTTTTAGCCACAATTTTAGTCATTATCTAGGAAAGTACTCAGCTGCAAATTCTGTAATATTCATACCTGTTGCGTCATCGGCTCCGGCTTCAATAAACATTCTACCCACCATTGCCCAATAATCAACATCATGAAAACCATCTTTTAATCCAACACGTCCTCCAATAGCATAGTTATCTAAATATTCTTTTTCTTTTTTAATTTGTTCAAGTACCATAATACCAGTATCACCTTTTAAAGGTTCCACAATATCTGCATATTCTTCATCGGATAATTCATTATTGTCATATGCTTTTTTAGAAAATTCTAATACTAGATCTGTATAAGTTTTCGTACTAAATTGATTAGCTGCTGCTTTGGTATTAAGCATATCTAAAATTTTAGTAAATTGTTCTGGTTTAGGTTTAGGAAGAATATCAGGCATTACAGAACTCCTGCAATACCGCCCTTAGCTCTTTTTAATTTATCTTCTTTTGCTTTTTTAAACATTCTTTTTAATTCTTCCATACTCATATTTCTTTGAGATGGTGGATAATTTTTTGCATTATATTTTCTATCCAATAATTCTTCTTTTAAAGCATCATTAGATGAATCAGCTAATTCCATAAAGTTGTATTTCTTTTTCATTGAATCTGGATAATCTTTTTCCATTCTGCTTTGACGTTCTGGAACTAACTCAGCGTTCTTTTCAAATTCTGGCATTAGTTCTCTTAATTTTGATTTCTCTATTTCTTCAGCAAATTTTTCTGGGTCTACGTCTCGAGTTGGTCTAAGACCTCTAATAAGAGCTTCTATTTCAGAAGATTGAGGAGTACCCGTAGCATACTGAGCTCTCATAGAACCACCATACATAGCCATAGCTCTATCTTCATCCATTTGCATATCTTGTTTCATTTGACCAAAATAATAATCTGAAAATTCTTTTACAGTTCCTTGGAAACCTTGTCTTACAGCTTCTTGGAATGCTTCTAGCATTTGACCAATTTCCATTTGAGCTTCTTCATCACCAGTCTCTGATGCCATCTTAATTGAAGGTACACGTCTATCCAGAGATTTAATACCACCCATATCATCATACTCTTCTGGATCTGGTAAATCTAAGTCTTCAGGGATCTCACCTAATTCAATTGCTCTAAGTGCGTCTTTTAATGCTTGATCATCTATTGCCATAATCTCTTAATAATACACTTTTTGTTTATGTTGTAAAGGCTCATCTTTATAATCATCTGGGTGATGAATTAGACCGCCTTGTCTGAATCTCATTACTGCTTGAGTCATAGAATCTACTAAGTCATCATGGTCTCCGTAAGGAAAAGCAGCGCATTCTTCAATAACTTCTTGCGCAAACTCCATATCAACAGGCGCCCATATTTTACCCGATTCAAATAATGGAGAGACACTATTTACTCTAGTGTGTTTATCATTACCTTTTGACGGTGTAAAATTTATAACTGGGATTCCCATTTTTCTTAATTCATATGTGAGAGGGAGCCCGGATGCTTTGCCCTCTATGATCACTGTTTCCGGTTGCCAGTAGCCATACTGCTCCATTGCAACTCTTCTTAGTTCTGGAAACTCGTATCTTCCCTTCAATGAATCCAGCAACATGAGACAGGGACCACTATCTTCAGTGGGGTGAAAAACTCCCCAAGTCGTAATAGCAGAATAATCGGCTGTTTCTTTTTTCATAAATGCTGTGTCATAAGATTGTATAATATGTTCTACTTTAGGGAGCTCTTCCTTTTCCCAAGGTTGCCACCATTCTCTTTTAATTAATGCTCCTTCATCTCCAGTAGGATTCTGCATATATTGTGCGTTCCACTTTGATAATGGAA